GGATGAGACCTATAATTAATTAATTCAAAGTCATCAACAGTTAATTGTAATATATCATCAAGTGTGTCTATAATTTTATTAATACTTAAATGTGGTAATTCATATGGTTCTCTTTCTATTTGTTCTTTCGCGAGAAGAATGTGATCGAGATATAAATGAACATCTCCGCCGATCCATGTGGCGATACCTGGCATCATATTTGACACTTTGGCAATAATCAAAAGTAATAGTGACATAGATGCAAGATTAAATGGTACACCTAAGAAAGTATCACATGATCTCTGATACATATTAAGATCGAGATAGAATTTAGGAACATTATATTGTTCATTAATTTTTTCGTATCCTCCATTTTCTTCTATTAATGATGACGTCCATGGTATTTGGTCATACATCAGATAATATTTGTTCAAGTAATGGATAATATCATCATTCTTAAATGGACGGACAATAAATTGATATAAAAGATGACAAGGTGGAAGCGCCATGTCGTGAAAATCAGAGGCATTCCATCCGTTAATAATGTGATATCGGCTATATGGATTAGATTTTAATCCATCAATAATATTTTTAATCTGATCAACGCCATTTTGATTTCTCCATTGATGTCCATAAATTTTTCCGAGATCACCAATTGTATATTTTTTATCAAAATTCCAATCATATTCACAATTTGAATCTTGTTTAACCTGTTCGACGAATTTTTCAATTGTTTTAATCTCACGAAGCCCGCCCATATATTGACCAGCTTCGTTCCACCATTTCTGATACCAACGATACGCGTCGCTCGACCAGATCTTAACATCATTATCAACTAAATATTTAATATTTGTGTCTCCTCTTAAAAACCAAAGTAGTTCATGAATAATCAATTTATATGCCATTTTTTTTGTTGTTAATAATGGAAAGCCTTCGTTAATGTCCATTCTTATGATTCCATTAGAAATCCCCATAGTATTTGGCATATTAGGTCTTCCTGATTCTTTCACCACGCCCTCCGTTAAAATTTTATTCAATAAGTCAAGATATTGTTTCATCGTGTTTAGTTTTTATATTTCCATTTATATCCGAATGATGTTTCATTTCTTTTATTCAAGCACTGTGATATACCACTACGATTACAATTAAGTTTTTTAGAGGCTTCGGTAATTGAATTGTATTCCGCAATAATATTATCATTTAAATCTATTTGTTGAATTGATCTTTTATTTACAACATTTCTACGCATATTAACATAATCTAATTTTCTTTTTTTAATGGATTCATACCAAGATTTCCAATCGGTGTTATCTTTTATTTTTTTAAGTCTATCTGGGTTCTTATAATCAATTTTTTTATTTTTCTCTAAGTAAAATATTTTTCTTTCTTCTGGCGTTTTTTCAATTCCGTGCCAATGATCTGCTCGATGCTTATCGTGGAACACTGGTTTAGAATAATCTATAAATTTGGATGTGTCGCCACCATCACCATTCTCAATGCGCAAATTTGCCCAATCACTTGATTTAACCACATTATATTTAACACTTAATTCATTACCCATTTTAATTAATTCTTCTTTATTATCGGTTTCAAATACGATTTCAGTTTTAATATTGATATGTGTTAAATTGTGTTTTTTAATGTGTCTTTTCCATATTTTTCCACTACCATTATATGTAAACGGATTTTTTGTTGTTTTACCTAAATATTTTAATCCAAATGGACTTGTTTTTATGTATAGATAATATTTTTTATCAATCATGTTACTGTTTTAATATAAATAGTATGGTGATGGGTATTGGTGTTATCTCATTATGCCGATTTTATTTTTTCAGGATCTTTTGATAGACCCTCATTTATTCCCTTTAAGAAATCAGATTTACTAAATCCTTCGCTTTCGTCATCAACATATTGTTTGATGACCATACCGATGATAGTTCCTATTCCGTGAAGATCACGTTCATACTTGTCTCTTTCAAAGACAGAAGTTAATTTTTTCTCTATTGCGTTCATTTCTTTCTTGGATTGCCTAATACCTCAATCTCTTTGGTGATACGTTCAATATCAGCCTTAGTAAGAGGTACTTTTTTATTTGTTGTTTTCTTATTGATCTTTTCGGGCTTTTCACCTGATTTGAGTTGTTCTTCCCTCATTTGCATTGCGTTATGACGCCTCATGTTAATTCCTGTTGTACCTTTCATACTTAGTTTATTTATTTATAATTATTTATATAGTTTTCGGCATATCGTTTACAATACTCAATATGTGGTTCTTTTATTCCTTTTTCTTTTGTCTTTTTAAACTCTTCATCAAAAGTATGAATTATTTCTTTACATATTGACATTATTTCTTCTTCGGTTAAATTTATAATTCTAAGAATTCTAATAATTATTGGCGGTATCATTATAGTGTATTCGCCAAATGGAAGATTTGCGATATAGAAATAAGTAAAACTTAATTTATCTTCCACTTCTTTTTTTCTTTTTTTAGGGATGTCTTGTAAAAACCCCATTTTTTCCCAGTAGCTCATATTTATAATTTATAATTTATTAAACTCAGGTATCCATCTTTTAGGTAATCTCTTAAATTTAAATGTTTTTCTTTCTATATCCTCCTTACTAACTGCTTTTCTATTAATAAAACCTCCACCTCCATATGGCCTTATTTCCCATTTCCAAGTTTTACGATGTTTAGACGGTTCGAAAATACCGATGTTATCTTTCCAGAAATTCCAGTGTCCTCTTGATTTACCATTTGACCACATAGAGATATAACAGAAATAATGAGTATAATTTTTCTTGAGGTATTCATCTACTTCGCCACGATATCCTTCAAGGATGAAATTTCCGTGGTCTCTTGAATAAACAAAACACATTGTCCTCGCCCCTTCAAACCAATCAGGGTTACCACTTGCGGGAACTTTAATAACGGGGTATGTTTTCTTCTTTGATAATTTGAATGTTATCGATTTTTCAAATTTCACATTTTCTCCTATATTATCCATAATTTTAAAATTTAAAAAGTTTAGGAAGGTGTTGAAGCGTATCGGTTAGTTAAGCTTTTGTGAGTTAAACCAGACTTCAACACCTTCGGGTTAATTAAGCGATCTATGTTTGAACCACTTGTCTGACTGGACTATCTGCCAGTTTTATACAGACCCTAAACAACGTACTTTGAAAGATCTTTCCGTTTCATTTCCAAGTGAAAATGGCTTACCGCTCCCCTAACTGGGGATTCAGGCTGTTTGTTTCAACACTCGCCGATCCTACATGTGGACAACCGCCCGTCTTGGTCTGGGCTGTAAGTGAATCATCCCTTTTCATATGTGAAGCTCATTAGATACTCATCAGCATTATAACGGGGAACTTACTGTCACCTTCGGCGAAAAGACTCTCAAAGAACGATTTCAAATGCAAATATACGAAGAGTTTTTTGAATTACCAAAAATTAATCAATCTTTTTTTGAAAATTCTTGATATTATAAATATATTTCAAATAAATCACCCCAAATTATTATAACATCCTTCACAAAGTTGGCCTGCTCCTTCGACATATGCTTTTCTAAGATTTATTGTCATATTTACGGGGTAATCTGTTATTTTTCCACAAAGAACGCAAATATCCATTTTAATTTTTTCTTCTAAATTTTGGCCTTCTGAAAATAAATCAGCAACGGTTTTTCTGCATTTAATACATTGACCGCCATCAGAATCGAAGGAATGCTTACATTCTCTTTTAATATTTTTCTTTGTTTGCTTTTTCATAATTTTATTTTATAAAATTTCCGTTTATTAATAATGTTCGTAAAACATTTTTATCTTTAATGTTATTTGCCGATGAGAATTCTCTAAAATTAACTTTATTATCTTTTTTAATGTGTGAATAGTTTCTATTTATTTTAAGCCTAGGTAAGATCACATAATAGTTTTCATTAAACACATAAGAATTTATAGACTCATCTTCGGAAATTAATACCTCATGAATTTTTTCACCTTCTCTTGCTCCTATTTCTTCAATAGTAGTAGATTCATTACCATAATAATCAATTAATGCTCCTGCCAGATCTTTAATATAAAAAGATGGCATATTCATCACATATGTTTCACCGCCAACACTATTTTCCGCCGCTTGGAATATTAAATCCATTGCTTCTTTAAATGACAAGAAAAATCTCGTCATTTTACTATCTGTAATAGTGAGTTTATTCGTTGTTTTAATTTGATCAATAAAATATGGCACGACGCTTCCATTTGACCCCAAAACATTGCCAGCCCTGATACAAACGAAATCAGTATGATTTGTTATCATATTTGCTTGTATTGTGAGTTTTTCTCCGACGGATTTGGTCATTCCATACATATTACTAGGGGCAACAGCCTTATCTGAGGAAACATCAATGAATTTTTTTACATTATGTTTGACTGCAGAATTGATCAAATTGATAGTACCGTTGATGTTTGTTTTAATAGCTTCCTGTGGCTGGTTCTCACATATTGGTACATGTTTGAGGGCGGCCAAATGAAAGACATAATCGATGTTATTGTAATTAAATAATCTATCAACAGCGTCGGCATCACGGATATCACCAATGACATATTCAATAATATCATTATTAAATTTTCTCTGCATAGCCACCTGCGCAATTTCTCCTCTAGAATAGATTATAATCTTTTTAGCGTTTCTTTTTAACAATTGTTTAGTCAATTCGTTCCCCCATGAGCCCGAACCGCCTGTGCAGAGTATGGTCTCCCCTTTAAAAGAATTGTCCATTATTGATCTTTTCCTAAAATATAATTAACTACTCGATCTGAAACATTTAAATCATTATATCCCTGCGGTGGCTCCCAATTTCTTTTTTTTATATACATTAATTTAAAACAATCGAGTATAGATTCAGCATTTATTCCTGAAATAATAGCTCCACCAGCTTCGACAACCTCTGGCCTTTCTGTTTCGTTCCTAACAATTACACATGGAACTTTTAAAAGGCAATATTCTTCACAACAGAGCCCAGAATCGGTCAATCCCACTCTTGCGTTTTGTTCTAACTTAACGAAATCGAAAAATCCAAAAGCGTCAAGAAATTTAATATTCTTATGAGGTGGAACATTACAGGATTTCATTTTATCTTTTGTCTTCGGATGTACGCTACATATGATAGGCATAGGATAGAGCTCAGCAATGAGATTCAGACCTTTTAAGATTTCTTCGAGTCTATCAATATGATTTACATTTTCTGATCGATGAATATCAACGAGAACATATGGCGCTGGTGGATCAACAACGCCAGGCCAATCGTGGGGCATTAATCCCAGATCGTGGAGTATTCGACTTTCATTAATTTTTTGTTTATAGTATTCAAGTACTTCTAATGTTGGATTTCCACATTGGAATATCCTTTTTGGGTTTGCGCCTTCACGTAATAGAGTGTGACGGTTGGTATCTGTATAGAATAGGTTATAAGTACAAATACTGTCCAGTAATTTCCTATTAACCTCTTCAGGGATCTCATGGTTGAATGACCTGTTGGCGGCTTCCATATGATATACGGGAATACCCATCCTCTCGGCAATAATCGCACATAACGCACTATTGGTATCCCCCAATATAAAAACCTTATCTGGTTTGATATCTTTAAAAATCTTTTCGATCTGAGGAAACATATCAGCTAATTGAACACCTAATCCAAATTCTGTATGAGTATTACCATCGTTCATACTTGTATGTAAAACAATATCTGGCGAGCGTAATCCGAGCTGATCAAAAAATATGTCTTTAAGATTAGATGTAAAATTTTGATTGGTGTGGACAACGGTATTTTGGCAAGCCGCGTCTAGTTTAGGTAAAATTCGTGAAAGCCTTATAATTTCAGGCCGCGTGCCGATAATAGTAATTAATTTCATAATACATATTTTTTAGTTTCTAATTATTTTTCCTCTTCTTTGTTTTGCTTTTATGGACATCAACACTTTTGTTTCTTCTGAATGGTTCTTCCCTAACATTGGTGGAATTTGTCTTTTTCTTGATTCGATCATCTTTAATCTGGTTTCTATTGATCTTTTTTTCCCTCGGTGTGATGCCCCGTTTTTCTCACATGTTTCCTTTGATGGGTTTGGACGTTTATGCCGAGACTCTGTCATTCTTGTTATTGTTTCAGGAGATGGGGAAATCCCCTTATTCCAAGCTTGCTTTCCTTTATTAGACTCACTTACTCTTTTTTTGGTATACTCAGGGCAAATATGTCCTTGATTACTATCTGCTCGATGGTTAATATTAAACCACGGATGTAATGTATCAATATAATATTGCTCTCTTTGTATAAGAGATTCTTTGTTATATGAAGTTAACTCTAAAATTTCAAAAATCAAATCGCCGATTCCATATTTATTATAATGACATTGAAGTTTTGGCGAATGGTGTTTATTTCTTTTTAATTTATTTCGATGCCCCGTAAATCGAAATGGAATATGGACAGAGCTTCCAATATAAATTCTTTCAGGATGAATTTTGCTTTGTATTTTATAAATACCTGATTGTTTTTCCATAACTTTTCAATGATTATTAAAATTATTATTTAAAAATTAACTTGTGGCATAGCGTTATAATCAAGATACATATTTTCGACATCACTAAAACTTGCTCTTTGTGTTGCGAGACTTGGTAGAAATGTATATGTGTTACATCCTTCCATTTGTAATTGATAATAAAGATTATCAGTTCCTGGACTCGTTGGGAATTCCATCATTTTATTTACAGTTCTATTATAGAATCTTGAATTGATTGCCATTGCGTGAGTGGTATATGTACATGGAGATTTAGTTAATTCATAATTAAGAGTTTTATAATTTTCTTTAGTTACTTTGAAATTTTTATCCCCTGTAACCAACTTAAATCCATTGACATGAAGTATATGATTACCACCAATATAAAGGAGATCCCAATCTTCTGGTAAAAATTCCATTCTTTTGCTAAATATTTGGTTGAATTTACCAACAAATACTACATCATCTTCAAAAATGAGAATGTTATCATATTTGTTTAAGATGGCCTCTTCAATTAATCTAGTGTGCATTGTGGTCACCGCATAACATGCTTTATCTCTTGGACTTAGACCCGTACTATCAGGTATCTTAGCTCCATCTATTGCGGAAATACGTTCCACGTTGACTCTAATTTTATCGAATTCTATCTGACATTGTTGCATTCTGTCAGGTCTTCTGTCTAAATTTATGACATAAATTTTTGTGAAATAATCGTTTAGTGTTTTCATAATTCTATATCTTGTATTCCTTCATTTCTTTTAATGCTAAATCCTCTTGCGGTTGGTTCATTTGAATCTGTTTTCAAATCGTTTATAACGATTCTATCTCCACGGCCAATGCCCGTAATTAACATATCATATACAACGCCAAGATTTTCTAGTTGTGTTATTGTTGCCGCTCTTTCACTTTCTCTGCGCCCTGTTACTAATATTATTTGATAACCTTTCATATTCCATTCACCAAATTTTTCTAATACTCCTCGCAAAAGAATAGGTTGATGTTTGGTTTGTGCGTTTGGTTCACCCCAATGAAACAAGATTGTTCCATCAATATCAATAAATAATGTTTTTTGTCCTTCAACTTTCATATTAATTATATGTTACGATAGTTTGATGTTATTTTTAAGAGCGGAATTGTTTTTATTAATTCTTTCAAACCATCTTCAATTGATATTGTTGTGGAATATCCGAGTTGATTTATCTTATCATAACAAACAACATAGTTTCTCCTGTCAGCGTCTTCACCAATATCCGCATAACTAATGTATGTTTTAGGAACATATTCTTTAATTAATTCACAGACATCTTTTTTGGAGAAATTCATTTTATCTGAGCCAACATTGAATATGTTGTTCTTAAATTTATCCTGATTATTAATTGCGGTTATAAATGATTTTCCCATATCTCTAACATGTATAAATGTTCTCATAAAATGGGATTCATAAACAACAGCATATCCGTCCAATATACATTTATATGTTAAGTCATTTATTAATAAATCTAATCTCATACGAGGAGAAATTCCAAACGCCGTGGCGAATCTGAAAGCAGTTGTGTTATCTCTATTCATAACAAGATGTTCTGCAAGTGTTTTTGTTCTACCATATGTTGATAGGGGATTTAATGGGGTTTCTTCTGTACAAATTTCTTCTACATTCCCATAATTAGACCCCGTTGAACTATATATTAGATATTGTTCGGGTGCCATATACCTCATTAATATCTCAGTACCTTCAACATTTACGGAATATGATTCTGATTCACCCATTTTCACACAAAGTGGATATCCCACATATGCTGCTAAATGAATTACAATATCTTTTCCCTTAAGCGATTCTGATATCTTTTTTTCATCACGAATATCACCATAGATAAAATTAAAATTGGGATTGGTGACATATGGTATTAATGTATCACCATTATTGAAAAATAAGGAGTCGTATACTGTTACATTAAATCCCTCATTTAATAGTTGAGGAATTAAACTCGTACCAACATAACCTGCGCCGCCAGTAATAAAAATGGATTTATTCATATTTTTTATTTTACCTTTTCACTATTATTATACTTTGTAATCCATTTGAAAGGTTTAATAATTCTGTATTAATTTGATATTGATATTTTGTTTCATTAATCCAATCAAAAAAGGCGGCTTTTTCGTGGGCGTCAACATCAGCCGCAACTTGAAATGAATAACATCCCCAATCATCAAATCTTAATATTATTTCTTTCCATTCACATTTATCAATAAATCTTAATCCGTCTAATGTTCCTTCATATAAATCTAAATCAAAATTAACACCAACTATTTTATTTATGTTATATTCATTTGGATGCTTCAATTCATATGTCATTACTTTTTCAACGAAAACATTATTATGTTTTTTAATAATTCTCTCGTTTTATTTTCATCAAATTTTAAATTTCCTTCATACCAATCAGTTTTATCGGGGATAGGTTTATTGGTTTTTGGAAGCCCTACGAATCCATCAAATGTAAAAATTTTTCTATCTTTACTAATCTTTGAGGCAATTGTATCTGTCGATATACCACCACCTGTTCCAAATTCTACCACATCTCCAGGTTCATTAACTTGGTTGATTAAATCACAAAATTGAAATGTTAAACTCGTCATTTATTTTTGTTTTAATTTTATTGCATTTTCCATTATTTTTTTACCGTTAATTTTTTTAACTAGAACGGCTGGATTACCTTTGTACACTCCCCATTCTTCAGTATCACCCATTAATAAACTCCCAGCGGCCAATAAAACACCTTTTCTTAGTATTGAATTTGGTAACACAATCGAATTCGTTCCTATATTAGAAAATTCTTCCATAATTACATTGCCCACAATTACTTTACCTCTAAATTCATCTGGTATTAGTGCCCCTCCAATTCCGCTATCATCAAATCTATCAGATCCACAAATTATTCTAGCCCCCGCCATTATATTATTAAATCCTTTAACAATCAATTTACCATCTTTTCCGCCGATACAACTAACATGTGGTCCTATATGAACATAATCTCCAATTTCCAAAGCGGTTGTACAAAAAAATCCCCAATCGATTGCTACATGATTACCGATATTTGTAAGCTTAGGTCTTTTAAATTTAGTCCATTCATCGATAAAAACATCATTTCCTGTGGTGTTCATTATTTTATATAATTTAAATAAAAGAAATCTTCAGCGGTTAACATATTAATTGCTCGTTCATAATTTTCTTTAATATATTCCATTTTAGAATTATATAAATCTATAGATATGTCTTCTATTTTAAAATCATCTGTTAACATTATAATTCCATTTGGATTAAAAAATTTTCCAATTGTTGGCGTTCCCCAAAAAATAGGTATCGTACCTGTTGCAAAACAATCGGTAATTTTTTCACAAAATATATTTGGATAGTTATCATTTTCCATTGCAATTGAAAAATAATAGTCATTAAGACCTTGTTCTTTAGTTTCGATAAAAGTACTGCGTCCTGATCCAAAAAGATCAAGTTTATTTTGAAATTTTCCCGCTATCGATTGCCTATAATTATGACCTGGACACATTGTTTTAATGGAAGCTATCATTGATATTAATTTTGTTTTTTTATGTATCCCTCTATCTTTAACCCAAGGAACAGCATTAGGTATTACTAATCTCATTTTATTTGACATATTAAGTAATCGTTCATCATGCGTGAAAATTAACTCATATTTTTTTTCTATCTCTGATATGTTTTGGGATATATGCTGAATTAAATGTGGAATAATCGCTGACGATTCCAGAATCAACGCATAATTCTTTTTTAAATTATTTACTTGCCAGAATATACCATCATCAACATGAATTGAGATGTCTCCAGAATGTGTGGTTTTATCCCATTCCACATATTTGGGAATACTACCGTGCGATGAACATATGTCATGCTGAAATCCGCCACCTATCATATTTAGTTTAATTTTTTCCATAATTACCATCCGTTTTTTATTGTTTCTATGACATAATTAACATCCTCATTAGTTAAGTCATAATTAATTGGTATGTTTATTTGTGTTGAATCAAATTTTCTTTGATTAACTAATTTATTATTAATTCCACCAAAAATATCGTTTTTATCTATACCCATATGTACTACACTACATTCAATTCCCGAATTTCGTAATTTTTTGACGAAGTTTCTTCTATCTTTAACATGAAAACCATATAGCCAGTATGCTGATGTTCTATCATTCTTATAATTAAATAATTGTATCCCATCTATATTAGAAAGATTTTTATTATATACCTCAGCAATATTTCTTATTCTTTTCATCTTCTCATCAAATATTTTCAGATTAAAAATTCCAAAAGTTGCCGCGATATCATTCATATGGTATTTATATCCATAGTTTTGTAAATTATATTCTCTTTCACCTAACTCCCCAGCCATATCTAAGTCCCTATCAATACCAAACCATCTTAATTTTTTTAATTTACGCTCATTTTCTTTAGTTAATGAACAAACAGCCCCACCATCTCCCGTCGTAAGATGTTTTATTGATTGAAATGAGAAACATGTGTAATCTGAAATACTTCCGATAGGTCTATCTTTATAATTAGATCCAATCGCATGGGCGGCATCTTCAATTACGATGAGATTATGTTTTTTGGCTATTGATGTTATTTCATCCATATCACATGGATAACCGCCCCAATGAATAATCAATATTACCCTTGTTTTATTTGTTATTTTTTCTTCTATTTTTGTCACATCAATATTACCTGTTTCATATGAAATATCAACAAAAATTGGTTTTGCTTTCTGATATAAAATAGATAATCCTGTTGCTATGAAAGTTTGTGCTGTTGTAATTATTTCATCACCCTCTTTTACTCCAGCATTTACCAATGCTAAATGTAATGCTGATGTTCCACTATTTACAGTCACTGGATTTATCAATCCTAATTGTTTATTTAATAATGATTCAAACAAATCTACTCTTTTGCCCGCGGAAATTAATCCACTATCTATTAATTCAGATAAACCACTTTTTATATCATTATTTAATGTTGTACTAAACAATTTCATAATAATTTTTTATAATATTCTATTGTATTACTAATTCCATCTTCATAACTTGTGAAGTCAAAATTAGGAAAATATTTATTGAACAATTTAGATCCAAGTATTTTTGTGGGTGCTCCATCCATCTTAGTTGTATCGAAAATAATTTTCACATTATAATTTAACATTTTTTTTATTAATAGTACAGAGTCTTTTATTGAAATACCACTTTCTTGTCCGAGATTTATTGGGTTAGGGATATCGTAATACTCATTATCGATTATATGTTTGATGATTCTACAAGTATCTGGCATATATATCCATTCCCTTATGGGCGATCCTGTTCCCCATACTACAAATTCTTCATCATTGTTTTTCATAGATTGTATCATTCTCATAATAATACCACTCATAGCATGTGTTTTTGACGCATCAATATGATCATTTTCTCCATAAGAGTTCGGGAGTATTAAATTTATGGTTCTAATTCCATATTGTTTCTTATAACATTCTGATATGTTAAATGAAAATTTCTTTGGAGCTCCATATGATTCGATTGAAGTGTGTACCGCTCCATTCCACCATTGATCTTCATCTTGTATATCGATGTCGCCTGGATATGAACAATTAGATATTGGATTTATTATTAATATCTTTTTATTAACTTCACGTACGGCATTATAAAGGTTTAAATACATTTGAGTATTATCAAATATAATGTCAGCCGAATATTCATTTACATAATTTATAGAACCAACATGTGCCGCGGCATAAATAATAATATCGGGATCTGTTTTACTTATCACCGATTTCAATTGAGTAGGATTCATAAGATCACATCCTGTTCTGCGACTTTCATTAAATATTATATAGTTATCATCATTCGCAAATGCAACATTTAGGTTTTGTCCCATAAACCCAAAACCACCTATTATTAAAATTCTTTTCATATTTTTATTTTTTAAATTCATTCTTCATCATTATTTTAACCAATTCTTTGAACTTTGTTTTTGCTTCCCACCCTAATTTTTCTTTAGCTTTAGATGGATCACCTAAAAGTAAATCAACTTCAGCGGGTCTATAATATATTTCATCAATACCGATTATTAATTTATCTTCATGCATATCCCATAATATGGATCTTTCATTTTCATCCCATTTCCATTGAAATCTTGGATTATTTTTTCTTGGAGAACCAATATGAGTTTTAAAATCCCAATTATGCTCAGGTAAATGTAAAATACATTCATCAATAAATTCTTTAATTGTGTGCGTTTCTCCAGTTGCTAAAATAAAATCTTCAGGTTTATTCTGTTGTAACATTAGCCACATACCTTCTACGAAATCAGGAGAATAACCCCAATCTCTTTTTGACATTAAATTTCCAAGATAAAATGGTTTTCCAGTTTTAATATATTTTACAAAACCTTCAGTTATCTTTTTAGTGACAAAAGTTGATCCTCTTCTTTCACTTTCATGATTAAATAGAATTCCATTGACGGTAAACATCCCATATGCTTCTCTGTAATTTTTTACAATCCAGTACGCATAAAGTTTAGCTATCCCATATGGGGATCTAGGATAAAACGGAGTTGTTTCCTTTTGAGGAGTTTCTTGAACCTTACCGAATAATTCTGATGTTGATGCATTATAAAATCTAGCATTGGGTGCGTGTTTTCTCATAGCTTCCAACATATTAAGAGTCCCAATAGCGTCAGTTTGGGCGGTATATCCTGGAACCTCAAATGAAATTTTAACATGGGATTGCGCTCCCAGATGATAAATTTCGTCTGGTTTGACAGTAAACATAATGTGATCAATCGAAAGAGCATCGGTGACATCTCCATAGAGTATTGTTATCTTATCAATAATATGGTCGATTCTTTTAGTGTTAAATGATGATGATCGCCTTTTAATTCCATATACATCATAACCTTTATTTAATAATAATTCAGCCAGGTAACTACCGTCCTGCCCCGTAATTCCTGATATTAGCGCTTTCATTTTCATAATCTATGTATTTTTGTGAATGTCTTTGAAAAAATAATTGATGTATCCGCAAGACTAGATATTCTACATAAAAACTGATTACATTTGGAGAGGAGAAGAACCTCTTTAATGGCTTCTTCCCAAAAAATTTTATTTTGTAAATTTGTGTGCATTGGAGATTCATCAAAATTACTTTTTTTCCCTCTAATCATATTAGGCGAAAAAATCATTTGATGTCCAAAATGGGAGCGTAAAATGTTCAATGATTCATCATTATCTGAGGCAACAAAGATTTTATTAATATTTTCTGTGTTAATTATTTTGTTTATTTTATTTATATAGTCATTGTTATAAAATACTCCGTGTTGCGGATGACGGTGATTCATATCCCCAAGGCGAATATGTACTCCAAGACAATTTTCATTAATTTCTTGAGAATTATTTTCAACCCAATCTAATATGTTTTTTTGAATTTTTATTTTTGAGCATATTAATTTTAATTTTCCAAAATCATCAGATCTTTCTATTACCCCCAATTCACTTGGATTATATAACCCATTATAAATTTCATCACCTTGTATAAAAGAGTCATCATAATATTGATCAAATATCCAATCGAAAGGGTTTTCTTTCATAACATTATTTTTTGAATCAATGTAAATATTATCAATATCATAAGGAAGCCCACAACGAATAATTCTCAAGAATCTGGCAAATATTCCGGGGCATATAGGATGATAGAAATGAAGTTTAAGGTTCATATTTAATTGAGTTATTAACTATTTTCGAAATTCTTATGATATCTTTTTCAGTTAGATCAGGATTATTTGGAATATATAACCCATAATCATGAACAACATCAGCAAAGTCCAATCCTGTTTGTTTTCCATAAAGATCGGTGAAGAATGGCTGACGGCCAATAGAACCACATACTAATGGCCTACAATCAATATTGTTTTCTTGTAAATTTTTAACGATTATATTTATGTTTTTATGTATAATTGGATACGCAAAATTTGATATTTCTATATTACGATCCATTTTTATTTTCCATTCATCGTTTATTATCAACTTATCATAAAATAAAAAATTATTTTTTCTTTTTTCTATAACGGAATCTAATTTTTCTAATTGTAATAACCCTATTTTGGCTTGTAAATCTGTGGATCTTAAATTAAATCCAGGATAATAAAAAGTATATAAAGCTTTAAATTCATCGACATTATATTTTTCTCTTAGATCTTTTCTTGTTTTATGATCTAAATCTCTGTCCCATCCATGACTTCTTATAGAAAGTAGAATATTATAAATTTCATCATCATCTGTAGATATCAATCCACCTTCAATAGTTGAAAAATGATGTCCATAATACATGCTAAAAGCACTCATCAATCCGAAATTTCCTGTCTTAACTCCTTTATAAGTGGATCCTACGCTTTCACAAGAATCTTCCAATAAAATCACATCATTTTCACCACATAGTTTTATTATTTCGTCCATTTTACCTGGGAATCCAAGAATATGAACTATCATTAATGCTGACGGCTTATGCTCGTGGATTAATTTTCTTAGATGATCAATATCAACGCCTAATGTATCAGTATCCGCATCGCAGAGAATCGGTTCTAATCCTAGTTGAATTATCGGTGCAACTGTTGTTACCCAAGATACCGAAGGAACAATAATTTTTTTGTTCTTTAATCTCTGAGATAACATTAACGCATAAATCATAAGTAAATTTGCGGATGACCCTGAATTAACAAATAAAGAATGTTTTCTACCTAGCCAGTTTGACCATTTATTTTCAAATTCTATAGTTAATTTACCTTTAGTTAATTGTTCATTTTTCTTTAACCATTTTACAAGTTCGGCGATGTCTTTTTTACTTATGGCGTCTTTAACTAGTGATATTTTTTTCGTGTTTGTTATCATGATTCATATAGTTTTTTTTGCCAATTAATTGTGGATATCAGACCTTCATTTATAACCACAAAATTGGTTTTATTAAATTCCTCTAAATATCTATCAATACATATGTTAACTATTTGAGGACTTCCATTTATTTCTTTACTAATTAATGGGATTTCTATATTTTTATCAAATATCTTTCCAATGTCTCGTGCTAATTCTCGAATTGTAAATGATTCCGTACCTCCAACATTATAGGTTGTCTTTTTACCATATAATCCTATATTCATTATCATTTCAATAACATCTGTTACATATGCATATGTTCTTATTGATTCTCCACTATCTAATAATTTAATGGTTGGATTTTTTATCGCTTTTTCTATTAATGAGTTGACTACTCTAGTATCTCCTTTTTTTGTTCCGGGGCCGTAAGTCAAACTAACTCTTACTATTTTTGCGTTTATACCTTGTTCTATATATGTGTGACATATTGCTTCTCCACATTTCTTTCCTTCAATATAACATGCTCTTGGGTGATCGGGGGTTGTGTTTCCAATTTCTTCTTCAGGAATGTCATATTCGTCCAGACCATCATATATTTCACTACTACTTACAAATAGAAAAGTACCGTCTTTCTTTAATTTCTCAAATAACCATATTGTTGATACTGTGTTTATCTCTATTGTTTTTATTTTATCTATTAAAAATTTGGCTGGCTGTCCATATCCTGATGAGTGGATGATATAATCGAGTTGTGGGATATCTTTATACATAGATTTATCGGTTATATCTCCTGTTATCAATACGCAATTTTCAAATAATGGAGCAAATATCGGATCTATAGAATTTTTAGTCCACACATAGATCGTTATATTATATTTTTCTTGTTGAGATTTGATATATGATAACAAATATACTCCAAGTAACCCAGATGCCCCAGTAATAAGTATGGATTTATTCTTTAGTTTTGATAGATCAATATCTATTTTTTTAAGGTCTTCATTTATAATGTTCAACATATCTATTTTTCGTTGTAATAATCTCCCCACTCTACTAAAATGGTTGATTTATTATCTGTTCTTTCATATGCATATCTATAATAATCAAAGATTTGGTTAGGTTCATCTAATCTCATTATATCAACATTCTTACATAAGAGTCTAAACCCTTCGGTAAAATCATCTATATGTTGATAGCTTGGATGAAGGGGTCTTTGAGATCCGATAGCGGTTCTTATTATTATTTTGGATTTATAATCGGACATTTGGTTAACCTTATCAATATGATTAACTAATTGATTCGTTGCCAGTATCAAAAAATTCCATCTTGGGAAAATAGAAATTGGAACTCTACCATTTAATGACATTCCGAATGATATACCCATCTGCATATCCTCATTGACAGGCATTTCTAATAATTTATTTTTATCGATATCCGTAAGAGTATTTGTCATAGCGGTTCCAGCATATGTAACCGCTTGTCCCAAAAAAAATGTATCAGGTTGTTCACCTAACCAAGTCATAGCTCGTTTTAATTCATCAAAATATTTCATAATTAAAATTGTATTCTAATTCCACTACCCGCGTGTGGATATTTGTTATTATATTGATAATAAATGATTTTTTCTGTCCATTCATAATAAGAATGATATTTTTTATTCCACACAACTTGTGTATCTGTGCAAACAGATTTATTATTATCTTCTATTATAAATGTGATTGGTAAATCGTGGTAAACAGCATATTTGTGATTTTCATTAAATGTTCCTGTTTCTGCCGTCATATCTCCAACAAAACACCAAACATGATTTCCACTTTTCTTTAGTTTTTCATCGAGAGCCACACCAACTGCGATTGGAATGTTACCCGTTACAATTGCTGAGGAATATATTTTATGAAAAGGATAGCATAATGAAATTGATTTACCATCTAGAATATCTTTTTTCAATGTTTCTCGATCAACTCCTTTCAATAGGCATTGATAATGAGATCTCCAATTACAAAATACCCAATCATTTTCTTGAATATTCTTAAATATTTCAAGCATTTCTTCTTCGTTGTTACTATACAAATGAATAGGGGCTTTTATTTTACCTGTGTTAAATAATTCACATATTTCATCTTCAAATGATATTAGATCTTCTTTTGTCATTTGTCATTATATTTTAATCCAATTATTGGGAATTAAATCTTTTATGTCCTCAATTCCTTCTCCCAACCATTTTTGAGGGGCTATAACTATTCTATCATCGTATTGAGATAACCACGCACTCCACCAGCTAAATGAACTATTAGCTATTATGTGATGTTTCATTTTGCTCATCAAATATAACGAAATATAATCAATTTCATCAATAAAAACAAATCTATCTCCAATAAAATTTTCTCTACACCATTGCATATCATCAGAAAAAACCAGGATTTTTAAATCGGTTGGTAACAGAGAGATAGCTTGATTATAATATATCATTGTTTGTGGTGGATGTATATCTGAATAATACTTAACATAATTCCCTCTCCGGACATGTAAACTTATGTTACCAAATAGATCTGAATATTGATTAATTTTATTGTTAAATTCGATTGGCGGACTAAATAATTTTATGATATCATTTCTTCTATGTTTAAAATATTTTTCACTTTGAAAATATCCAAAATATTCGTGTTCATTTTGGTATCGCATCGGAACATAAATAAATGGATATGATAGACCCGGTACTACAATGTTATTTTTATTGGGGAATCTATTAAAAAGATACATATAATCTGCAGCATGTGGGGCATTCCATATTTCACCAGTCTGCATAGTCCTTATTTTTCCACCTATATCTAATAAACATAATTCGTCATTATGATCTTTAGCTAATGACCAAACTGCTGCGATATGAAATAATGAGTTTCCTAAACCTCCGATAGGGTGAATGTAAATCATATTATATCCAAGTTTTTAAACCTTCTTTATTGTAGTTATCAATATCTTTTGTTACTAAATTTCGTAATTCAAAATATCTTTCTTTTGGTATTTTAGGACAGAAATAATTATGGGGGCTCTGATGCGAAAATAAAGACATATTATAAGAGTCGTTAATTAATCCCATTGATTTAACTTCGTCATATAAATCTGTGCCAGGATATGGTGTAAAAAAACTTAAAGTAATTCTAAATGGTTTAAGGCTTTTTACAAATTCAACGGACTTAATAATTGATTCTTCTGTATCTCTGGGAAACCCTATTATCATATATGCTTTCCATTCTATTGAATTACTATTCAATATTTCTGCGGCCCTTAAAAAATCATCTGTTGTTTCACCCTTCTTAACATATGCAAGAGTATTGTTATCTCCACTTTCCAGCCCTAAACTCATTTGTCCACATCCAGCCGCTTTCATCATTTTAACCATTTCGTCTGATATCGAATCTGCACGGGTATCACATCTCCAATGAGCAGGAACATCGTATTTTGAACAAAATTCAGCGAGCCGTCTCTTATTGACTGTAAATGTTTCATCCCAAAATGTAAAATAATTAGATTTAAATCTTTCGTTCACATATTTCATTTCAGATATAATCCTATCAACGGATTTAAATGTAACTTTATGTTTCCACATTATTTTAGACGCGCAGAAAGTACACATAAATGGACATCCTCTAGTTGATAATACATGACCATAACCATTTGGTGAGTATTTGTCCAATAGAATGTCATAATTCGGGAAAGGAATTTCATCTAAATTTTTAATTCTATTTCCATGTGATTCATATTCTCCACAAAAAACTTCTACTCCCTCTGGATATGCTGTTGGATCGGTTGAAGGGTGATTACCGCCAACAATAACAGGTATTTTATATTCATTTGTGATCTCAATGATCTTCAATGCTGATAGATATTTAACATTAAGAACATTAATACCTATTTTATTAGGTTTAATTTCTTCTATTGTTTTACGTAATTCCGTCCATACTGGGTGATTTGGATCGTTAAGTGAGTTAATGTATATGTCATAGTGATCAGTTCTTTCGGAATATCCCGCATAGTGAGCATTTTTACCAATTTCCATATTTTTAATAAAAACCTCGTCACCTTCGGCCACCATTTGTGTTCCAACAGCTAACAGGGAAAGCGGAACATAATCTTGTTCTAACCCGATAAATCGATAAAATGGTGGATTAAATAATAGCGTCATTCAGATATTTCGTCATATAAAGGCTTATTTTGTAAATATTTGGCGGTCGCAATCGAAACGTCAGGAAATTTCTTCATATCGTTGAATGGATTAAGATCGTTATATATGTATAATACCCGATCAATAAATTTAATGTGCTTTATTCCTGCCATCTCAATCATTGGATACATAAACGCGAGATCTCCGCATGTCGGTAGCATATTACCATTATCATCATTAAAATCTTTCTTATCAATTAAGTCCCATAATTTTTTCTTAAATGTCCTTAAATGACTTGTCAGCCAAACACAGCTCCTTCTATATGTTCTGGTATTGTAAATAGGCCTACAATAATTACTATAGGATTTAGTTAATGGCTCAAATTGTCCATAAGTTAACCATACATCTCCTTGATATATTTCATTTAAATATGATAAAACATAAATATCAGACAACCAATCATCTCCATCTAATGTTATAATTATATCTTCCTTATCAAATGAAAAGGTTTTTATCCCTGTATCCATATTTGGTAATGAATGACCTAGTCGAACATCGTTTCTAATTGTGTATGCATCGTCGTATTTTTGAATTATATTCCAAGTGCCATCTGTTGAATGGTCATCAACAATTACTAATTTATAATTTTTGTAACTTTGATTGATAACAGAATCTAAGCATTTTTTTATCCATTCAACAGAATTATGAACAGTAACTAAAATGATAAAATGATTATTCATTATTTATTTTTCTTATTATATTTCCTATTAAATTATTTGGAAGATTAGTTAATCCGCCATTTGTCCTTGCAAAAAATTCGCTCCATTGAGAATGGCCAGCATACCAATGAGCCCCTATTGATCCTTCTGTAAATCTTGGCGGCACATTATTTAAAAAATCAGGAATTGATCCCGCATTATGTGAATAAACCACATCCATATCTAAATTTATTGCTGGCGATAATTGATTAATTGTTTCAATATTACGAAAATATTCATTATATAACGTGGGGCCAATCGCTTGATATTGCGATGGCAACGGTCTACTTTTAATTATGTCCAATAAATATTGAAAAAATTTACTTTTTGGTTGCGACATTAAAAATCCAATAGAATGCCCATATGCGGAACTACAGACAAATGTTTCTTTATTTCGATTTTCAATTGTGTTGACCAATAAATTAGTTATGGGTTTAAAATATATTATATCCATATCTGACCAAACGCCGCCAAAGGTGGTTAAAAGATGTAATCGTATAAAATCTGACTTATGGACTTCAGTTGCAGTATTTTTGAATCCGATCTCATCGAAATCTACCGCCATTGACTTTATTGGAAGCTTTAGCATTTCAGATGAGTAATCGTCGCAATTAACGGGATAACATAATTCACCTGTTGGCCATGTTATGTGGGTAGTTGGATATTTAGGATACCAAAACATTATTTTCCAATCTGGATTATATTTCATAAATGATTTTACAGTTAAAAATCGGATATAGGGCATCACGCCACCGCCCCAATAGATGTGAAAAATTTTAGGAACTTGCAATTGCCATTTCATTTGCCCCATATTAATAATTTTGTTGGATTTGCTTTATATATGTTTTCGCGCAAAGTTACATTATGAAGCAATGAACGATTTTTTTCCGTTAATACCTCCGCGTCGGGTCTATTCCAAAAAACAGTATCATGGTACTGATGAATAACCGAAATATTATCTTCAATCATTAGTTTTAATCCTAATCTTGATATTCTTACAATAAGTTCGTCATCATCATATCCAATACCAGGAGCGTATCTTTCATCAAATCCGTTTAATTTTTTCATATTGCTCCTCGTTATTGCCGAACAAAAATGATAATATACTCTTCTATATATTGAATGATTATACCATCCTGGCGCAGATCCGCCAGTATATGGGCGTTGTGGTAATGACTTTAATAGTTCATCCATACGTTCATTACGATATTGCGAAATCGTTTCAGTTGTTTCAGGATCTAATCCATATGCTGATATGGCGATATAATTTGAATCATTAACATTTTCATTAATATATGTGAGCACATCATGTACATGTAAACATTCTGGATTCTGTAAAACAATAATATCGCCTTTAGATTCACTCATTCCAATATTAAGTGGCATACATGAATTGACATACCATTTGTCTTCTTTTTCCAATCTGATTATCTTTAAGAATGGAAATTCATCGAGAAGATCCTCTAATCGATGTTCTGGCGAACTACCATCATCAACGACAATAAATTCAAAATCCTTATATTTTGATCTTGTTATTGATAATAAAGTTTCATAGAATAAATCTTTGCGGTTGTAATAACCTGTCACTATGCTTATCATAATTTATCCCGAATAATAACAATCCATTAAATCCTGTACTCCATTTTCTAATTCTTTTTTGGTTGGATTTAACTTTTTTATCAGATGAACTTTTTCTATTAATTCGCTTTCGATACACTCTATTTCATAGAATAAATCTTGGGCCTCATCTATAAGCCTTTTTCTTAATTGGCTATCAGTTTCTTTTGATCTTGTGCCTGCTACTCCCATATTAAATGACTTTTTCCTAAATATAAGTTTTTATATTATAATAATCAAGTTGTATAGAATATTTATATACAAATCTATATTTATCTTATATGAAAATCATTATATCCGAAAGACAGGTTAAATACATATTGGGAAGTCCCGATATTATTAACGAACAAAATGACGTACCTACTGATAATAATACATTGATAGTACTACAAAATAGCATCAATGATCTTATCGATAAAAAACAAAAAGAAATTCTTGATACAACCACCGTTAAAATCGTTGGCAATCCACAAGATTTGAAGATGGCGATCGGAGAAAAACCATATGATATGAAGCAAATGGTACGAGGAGTATACGCAATTGTAATACCTCCCAATTCCACATTTCCATTTGATGGGTCGCCAATGTCAACACTATTACCAGAAATTGAAAAAATTAACGAATATAAAATTTTGGCGGAAAAACATCCAGAAATTAAAACACAAATTGAAAAAGGAATGATTAAAGGCATGGTTTATACCGATGAACAAAATCAAGGAACATTTAAATTCACGGTATCAAAAAGACTAGAAGATACCGCAGATATGAAATCTGCTGTTGCTTTTGGGACACCATATCCTTTTGGCGAGTTTTTAGAAAGAAATAAACTCATTTATAGGTTTAAAAGCGGATTATTTGGAATGCTAGAATCTGGTCAAATCTCTGTTAATTTATCTAGTATTCCTCTTAAATTAACCCCTGCTCAGACATCTCCAGGAATTGTACCATCAGCACCAATTCAAATTACACCAATGACTCTCGGTGATTTATTTAATTACGATAATATTGAATTTAAAGATGAAAATGCCGCTAATCAACAAATGGCTCGATTTATTCAACAAATAAAATCTTTAATTGAGAAATACGGGGAAACATTCATTAAACATATTTATAGTCAAAATCCAACTATTCAGGCATATGCAAGCATTGATGGAGATCCAGCACAACAAATTGTTGGGGAATATCAGCCATGCTCGGGTAATAAAACGAGACAAGAATATGATTTATGCTTATCACAAGAAAGGGCGAAGAAGATATCGGAAATATTAAATAAAGCGCTTCCAGAATTAGAAGGGGCGATCAAATTTAAAGGAATGGGTGAAACAAATCAATTCGGCCCTGGATGGACAAAAGAAAATCCAACCATACCTGAACAAACCGCATCTAATAGAAGATATGTGTTAACGCCAATTAATCCTTTTACGCCCACACAATAGTATGAAATTATCGCCACTAGCAGAGGAAATTCTAAACGAATTATATGGCGTTAGTTTTGATGCCAGGGTATGGGCGCCAGTTATATTACAGCGTGTTGGATCAGAAAAAAAATTTAAAAATATAACAATTAAAGGATCGGATTATCCAAAAGAATTTAGGGTATTTCCTGTTGATCAGATTAATATCACAATTAATCCAAATTATCCAACTGCGGCATATGATGAAAATAAAAGTGGATATGATAATAACGGCGAATATCATATATATTTTGTTTTTGGGATTGGCCATATACAGCCATCCGCCATACATCATGAATTAAGACACGCATATGAGGATTTTATGAGAATGTCAAAAGGGAAGCCCGGATTATCTCAAAGTAAGGAAGGTAAATCATTATTTGGCGGGGATTTTGAAAATTTTGTACTAAGTGGGGATACATATGGTCCGTTTAACATTTTGATGTGGGGATTATATTATACATCAAAAATAGAAAGATCATCATTTTCTGAGACAGTTTATGATGGTGGGAATGTAATTCATATTATTGAAGGATTAATTAAAAAAAATACGGTTTCAAATATTCAAACTAAATATAAACCAGAGGATATGGAAATATGGTGGAATAAATTAAAACAAGAATATAGAATTCCTATTTTTGATAAATTTAAAGATTATCTATCTTTTATAAAATGGGCTTCGGATGAAATAAAATATAAAGGGGAAAAATCATTAAAGAAATTAAGAAATGTACAATATCGTAGAGAAGAAAATAAAAAAGAAGGGGTCGTTTAACCCCTTTTTTTAACCTTGTGATTTCTTATTATTTTTTGTTAGTATTTTGTTCCACACTTAGGACAAAAATTATGTGATGATTTTCTTCTCTTCATTTGACAATTTGGGCAGTAGACTGTTAAATCTTCCTGTACATATGGTTTTTGAGACAATGGAAGTATTTTCCATTCCGATGACCAGCTCCACCAAGTATTAAATGTCGTGTTATCATACGTAAAAGATTGATTAGAGTTTGATCCTTTTTCAATTCTTCCTGTTTCAATAGGTTGAGCTGCGGGAGCGCTTTGGAATTCTACACCTGCAGGTTCAGTATTACCTTGACAGCTCGCAAAATTACCGAGTCCGGCAGTTTTTATCGATCCACTTATTGGAGATGACATATTATAAAAAGATGTGGTATATGTCGGATTTCCCCATGTTGGCATATGTGGTACGCTTGGTGGTACATATGCCAGCCATGCAGAAGTGTAAGTAATTCCATAGTTGTTATAATTGATGTATTCGTTATAGAATTTTACACTAACCTGACCATTATTGGCAATTGCTTTCTGAACTACAGGATTATTTCCATCAACCTCGTAGGTTTCAAATAAGAACCTCTTAGCTTCATTCAAATATCTTTCCAAGAATACTCTCTCAGCTGGTCGTAAAACAATCCCAGAACCAAGAGAAACCCCATTCAGTTCGATTTTAGCTAAGACCTTATTTGTTGTTGGATTAAAAAGTTCGACTTGGAACTCGTCACCGTTGTTTAGGTAAACGGTGTTACCATACTGTTTTACTCGTTGTCTACCTACGGTGACAAATGCCGTGGGTACAGTTGACCCATCGTTAAATAATGTTGTTATTTTCTTCATTTCCTTATATTTTTTGTATTTGAGTCTATATTTGTTGGTATCAATTCCAACTCGAATACCGTTTGACCGATACTATAGCCCCAATCACAAGGTTAAACATAAATATAAGTGAAAGTGAAAAAATGGTAAAGAGTTATTCTTCTTCGGCTTCGAAATTTTTAATTGTTACTTCAATTTTATTGCCGATTAAACCACCATTTGTATCAGGATGCATTTCAACATCTATTTTTTTACCTATTCCAATATAATTCATTTTGTATCCAGAATCATCTATTTGAAGTTTTCTCCAATTAAGAGGAATTACTACTGTCTCTTCAATTCTTTTTTCCCACCAATCTTCATCCTCACTACTTGAACCTTCAGGATAATATCTTATTGTGGTTTTTATTGACTGTGGCCCTTTGATATCAGTAATATTCATCTCACTAATACCATATGTTTCATGTTGAATATCAATTAAAAACGAAACTTCAGCGATGGCGTTGCTAATATCATCTATTTCTCCGCCTTTATATGGAATAAGATTATCATATCCGAAATCAAACCTAAACTCACATTTCATTCGATATCTACCATCGTCCATAGTATAATCGGCTTCACGCGTTGCTGGAACTTGTTCATTAACGACTTTACTCATTAACTTTTTAGCCTGTTGTTCTGTTAAGATAATCTTTTTCATTTAGATTTTTATAAATGTACCGTCGCCAAGTTTTTCTTTAACAAATGTGTCACCGTCGGCGCTCTCAAAGAATTTTCCTTTTAAATAAAATGGCGATGCTTTATCTGTTAACGCTTCTTTTAATGATAAGAAATAGAAATAATCATTTGGATCTGGATTTCCAGCTATACTTCTATTATATCTTTGAAACATATATAATTTTCTTTTTCTAAGTCCGTTTTCATCTTGATATATATTCATAAATGATTGTAACTTTCCAGCAATATAATCCATATCTTTTACAACATCTCCACTATCAAGATTTATTATTCCATATTTTTGGACTTTATTATATCTATGATCCGCATTTCTTGTTGAACATAAAGTATATCCACTTTCCAAATCAGAAAGCCATCTTCTCCAATTAGTACCAAGAATTGATAATTTAATTGCCGCAATACCTGATGGTATTCCTAATTTTTCTTTTAATATGTAATCCAGATATTTATAATCCTGGGGTTTAACATTTTTAATGGCGTTTAATATTCCATAGGGGTCATTTGCGTCGACGCATAAATATCTACGTTTGTAATCATCATTAGTTTTAACTGTCTTATCAATATAAAGTTTTCTTTCAGTTGCTTCGAGAGTTAAAAATGATCTTACTTCATTAATATGTCTTTTATCATCTATATATTCGCTTTGAATTTTTGGGGGAAGTGTCGCAAAATCATATGGATCTCCTGGTTTGAATGTTATTCTATCTAAAGTAAAATTAGCCTGTTCTTTACGTGTTGATCCAAAATATGTAAATAATCCTTCTTTTCCATTTAAAGCTGGATATTTTGTAACTAACTCATTCCATGTAAAGTTAGTATCGTCGCCATTTTTTCTACTTATAAGTGTATATGGTCTAGTTGCACTACGATGCCCTGATGATTTAACATCAATTGCGGCAATATAATAGATATCATCCTCTTTTCTATTTTTATCTAATATGTAATAAAATGCCGCCCCATAGTCTGTACGATATGTGGAATACATATTAGATCCGTATCTAGAGTGTTCTGGACGAGCTGTACACCAAGCATTATACATATATCCTGCATTGTCACTATATTTCTCATGTATACAAATTTGAAGAGCCCCTAGCGCAATTGATTCATTCTTACTTTCAATTCTATATACGATAGTATTGTTTTCGTTAACAATTTGACCACGAGGATTCGTCCATCTTTCATATGCTGCTTTAAATTTTTCCTCAAGAGTTTCATCTCCATGAACATAATTTTCGTCATCAATTACTCTATTTAAATTCAAAATTCGATCCATATAGAAAGATATTTCTTCCCAACTATAATTCTGAATATCTTTTATTCTTTGAGGATCTTTAAGAATATCGGCCATATTTGGAAATCTTTCCATTTGTGATGCAACTTCTGGCAAATTTATATACAACCGATTTGTCGTTGGGTCAATAGTTCCATATGGTTTATATGGCCTTAATCTTTCTTTTCGTTCTTTAAAAAATTGAATGTGTTCATCCATTACTATATCCGTTAATCCTGGCTGTTCACGAATCCATCTCATTTTAATTTTTTGAGATTCGGTTAATTTTTTAGGTGGCGCAGGTTGTTGTTCTGGTCTTTGTTGGGGTGCTGCCGCCGGAACAATTGGATCTCTTTCATCGGGTAAGGCGGGGTCATCTTCATGCTCAACATCACCTCCAGCAAATTCCCCATCATCAAAACCATGAACCCCTTGATCATCATCACCTGGATCATCAAGAAAATCTAGTTCATGTTCATCATCACCCTCTTGTTCTCTAAGTAAGGATAAAAATATATCTTCGGTCTTCATAATCAATTTCAAATTAAAATAATTACGGCTTTTCGTATCTACTTCTACAAACCGCCCATATTTTATTTTCTTGCGGAGTTAATGTTGCTTGTGTTTTATACCCCCATATTCCATCAGGTTGAACGCCTTTTTGTTGTTGAAATTTTTTAAGAGCATTTTCGGTCTGACTTCCAGGACCACTTTTTCCGTCGATAACTAAGCTTGTTTTCATTGCTTGATTTAGAAAACATTGAACAACCGCAACGGTTGTTTGAATATCGGTTTGTTCGGATATGACATTATCTACCACTCTTTTAATTTGGCTTTCAGTAAATATGTATTTTTTCATAGGATGTATAATATATGTTATAAATATAAAAAAACTTAAATAAAAGCATAATCTTCTAATTACAATATAGATTATTTTGTATATATTTAATAAAAAATAAAGTAATGATTAATGGAAAACCAGGCGAATTTGTTAATTACAATGATAAATTATACCGAATATATAGAAGAATCAGTAAAGATAGGATTAAAGAAGGATTTATCAGTAACGTAAAAGAAGCGTGGCATTGTGATATTGTTCTTAAAAATAAGAATCAAGAAGAGGAAATATTATTATTTTTAATTGAGATTCCTGATGCAATCATTGTTGATTCACCAACAGTGGCGCCAACTCCCGCGGCTATTATTTCGGAGTAGTATCCTTATTGGTTTTTTTACTTTGTCTAGCTGGTTTTTTTGTCGAATTCGCTAGGTCAGTTATTCTGTCAAAATTTTGAATTACATCGTTTAAAACTGCCGCGAATTCGTAATTTTCACTTTCTTCATTCTTTTTACAGAGAACCGTAATAAAGTTTTTTAAATCGGCGTCAGATAAATTAGCTTTTACTCTTGCACTGGTTTTTATAAGATTCAAAACAGTAAATGAAACATTTAGTTTTTTATCGGTAGTTAAAGCGAAGTAATCATCTATCTTTATGGCAATTAAAATATTTGTTGATACATCTTCTAAAAAATGAATAAATGACGGATGTGTTGTGTTAACTCTCATATCTTTTCGTTTTATATAAATAGTTTTTAAGTTATATTATTTTAGGTAAAGATAATAAAAAAAGGAGAAATACAAACTAATTTAAAAAAATAAATTGTTCGTTATTAATCGGCTTCGATTTGTAGATATATCTTCTGACAGTTGCTTTTCTAACTCCTATTTCCTGAGAACACTCTTTAATTGTTTCCCATATTTTTCCATCACTTACTCGTAATACCTTTTTACTCATTCCGTGATGTCTATTTTTCAATCCATTATAATATTTTGATGATCCTTTTATTTTTATTGAATGTTCCAATTTTTGTTCATCGGTAAATTTTGGCCGAGGTTTATTATTTTCAAATGTATATCCAAGATTTTTCATACTAATACCTTTATTCCATGGAATGTGTCCAATTTTTGCTCCTTGGTTCTTTTTTTCTTCTGCGGATTTCATACTTATTGTATCTCCACCGTCTCCGCCCATTGTCATATTATATCCGTTTTTAATCGAATCATACTTTTTTATGAAAAAAATTTCTAATTCATTTAATTCATTAATGTCCGAACATTTAATTAATTCTTCCCATAAAAAAGCATCATTACCGTACTTTTTAAAAGCCGAATAAAGATGCGTTTTTTTACCATATCGGAATCTTTTTAAATGCGTTTTCTTTCTTTCATTTAAAGATTTAGTTGTTTTTCCAATATAAATCTTGCCATTTATTGTATTAGTAATTTTGTAAATTATCATATATTCGTTTTAATATAAATATATGAATGAATGATAAAAATCATCTACCCCATTTCTTTCTTTTTACAATTTGAGCAATGATTCCATAAACACTTAAATCTTGAAAAGTATCGTCTACAGATTCACCAACAGTGTCACTCTTTCCTAAAACAACTAATTGCTTTATTCTTTGGATCTTGTCATTCATCCGGAAGAATAAACCGCTTAATGAAAATTTAATATCGTCTTCGGTTTCCAATAACGTCCCTCCAGATATGTTAGAACTCCCATAATTCAGCTGTTTGCGACAAAACAATTCGTATTGCTCATTTAGAATTTTTTTAAATTCTTTAGTCATTTCGGGATATCTTTCTTCGCACTCTTTAATTACTGATGACTTTTCTACTTTCGTCGGTGTACCTGTTTTTTCTTCCATAATTTTATTTTTTAATTATTATTTATACAATTTATTCAAATATAAGTAAAAAAAGATAGAAAACCAAATATTTATATAGAAATTATTAAGATGGCATCACAAAAATCAAAAGAGAAATCAGAACACCCTGGAGAATCGGATCAACCAAAACACAGACAGCTTGTTCGTATGCTGTCTTTTAGAATTGTACCAACCTATTATAAAAAAATCGAAAAAGTCGCGGATGATCAAAATGTAACCGTTTCCGCTCTTATTAGAAAATACATTAAAGCTGGAATGGTAAAAGATCTTGAGATGAAAGGTACTGATACGGACTTCAGAATCGAATAATTATTTATCAAATCGTCTTCGGGCGGCCTCCGTAACAAACACATATTGGGCGACACCTATAAAGTCGTCCAATTTTTTTGCGTTGCAATAGCTCATGGCTGACTTGAGATAATCTCTAAAGTTTTCTGTCCATTGTTCTAAAGTATATTCAACATTCTGATATTTGGTAATACCTTCGGCAGTTACTAATTCAGACTTACCCCAACTTCTCTGAACAGCTTTAGTACTCATACCACGATATTTCTTTTTGACTGGAAATCCCCATCTCCATAGAGTTTCTGCTGTCTTTAGGGGTATTTTTATACCATAAAGATAGTTAAACCCAGCGGATTCGATTGCTTTATTAAATGTAGAACCAATCATTACGAAATCGGCGCCGAGAGCGAGAGCTTTAATGATATCAGAATAGTTTCTCATTCCGCCATCCGCAACTATCTTAGTATTACAAAGTTTTCCATATTGTTGTCTAGCTTTACGACATTCTTCAATTAGTGACCCCATAGGATAATTAATTGAGACATTTGCAGCTGTTGTGCATCCTGCTCCTGTTCCAATTGATACTCTAACATAATCGGCCCCAGCTAGCCCAAGATTAACAAAAGTTTCGGGATTTGCTACGTTTCCAACCATTAAATTTATATCTGGCCATCTTTTTTTAATTTCTTTGACGATATCAACAAGTTTATTCATATGTCCATTTGCGGTGTCAATAAGAACATTCGGGAAATTGAAAAAGGAACGCCAAGTAAATGAAACATCGTCATCTAATGACGATAATATCCGATCAATGTCATTTAATCGATTTTCAATTTCGCATAATCCAAAAGATTGAAAATATTGTTCTTTATTAAAAAGCGGATATGTTTCAGTATTAATATTTCTTCTTGGTAAACACGGAATAATTCCATATGTAATAAAATCTTTATGATTGTTATTTGATACAACAGTATCCATTGGCGCCGCCATCAATGGAAGAGTTCTCAATCCATTAAATTCTGAAGTCACATTACAGCAACTTCTACTTTCGACATCGCTTCCTTCAGCAGGAACAATTACAATGTCATCCAAATCAAATTTTAAATTATTCATATTATTTTAATCATATGGAACAAATATAATTAAAATTTTTGATAAATAAAAAAATTAAACAATAAAAAAGTATTTATGGATATGGAAAAAATGATTATCACAGAAGAAAAAGTTAAAAAAGTCCTAGATGACATTTTAAACGAAGAGGTGTCTAAAGTCTCCAGACAAGATTTTAGTCGTGTACAATTTAAAATTGAAGAATTAGAAAATTCATTGGGCGAGACAATTAAGGAATTTAAAAAACTCCAAGAATCGATGCCTAATGGGTTAAAAAATGTTACCAATAAAAGAATGATGTCAATATCATCATATCTCATTGGATCTCAAGGAAACATCGCTAAACTTAAAGACATAGTAAAACAGTATAAAAGAAAAATTTACACACAGCAAACTCAAGAAGTTCCACAAGTTTAACCTTTCTTTAGTTCATCAACATATTTCTTTCCCTTTTCGGTCATAAAATAAATTACTAACCCCTCATTATCGTCAACGAAATAGTCAATTAATTCCAATTCAATTAAATGATCTAAATCCTTGTGAATTTCCATTTCATTTATGTAGGCTAATAATTCCTTTTCGTCAAAGATTCCTTGTATCGAATCATCAGAACTTAAATCGCCAGAAATAAATTTATATGTCAATAAATCACACATACGATCCATAGCAAAGTCAGTAATTGATACATCATCCTTTAATACATCAAGTATTAACTCAGCCTTTTCAATTATAAATGGTTGATATATCTTTTTCATAATAAAAGTTTTGTCAAAATTAATAATAAAAATCAACAAATCCAAATATTTGACTTTAATTATTTAAATATATTCATTATTATTGTTCAATATAATATTGTATATGAAAAAAAACAGAATTTTTCTCCAAATTGCGGCCTATCGCGATCCTGAATTACTTCCCACAATAAAAGATTGTATCGAAAAAGCTAAATATCCAAAAAATTTGGTTTTTTCAATTGCATGGCAACATTCGCCAGATGATAAATGGGATGACTTATCTGAATATAAAGACGATAAACGATTTAGAATTATTGATATTCCTTATTTAAAATCTGAAGGCGTTTGCTGGGCTAGGCACCAATTACAACAAAATTATCAGGATGAAGAATATACACTTCAATTGGATTCTCATCATAGATTTGCCGAGAATTGGGATGCAGAATTGATTACAATGTATAAAGATTTACAATCAAAGGGGTATAAAAAACCATTGCTCACAGGGTATATTCCTTCTTATGATCCTGATAATGATCCTGGGGCCAGAATTCATGTGCCATGGAAGATGAGTTTTGATAGATTCTCTCCAGAGGGCGTTATTCATACTACGCCAGAGTCGATTGACAATTTTAAAGAATTAGATACGCCAGTGAGAGCGAGATTTTATTCTGCTCATTTTGCATTTACAACAGGAAAATTTGTATTAGAAGTGCCCCATGATCCAAATTATTATTTTCACGGGGAGGAACATTCCATAAGCGCTAGAGCATATACATGCGGATATGATTTATTTCATCCACATAAAGTCCTTATATGGCATGAATATACAAGAAGAGATAAGAAAAAACAATGGGATGATGTAACAACATGGGTAGCTAAAAATGAGGGATCTTTTAAAAGAAACAGACAATTATTCCAGATGGACGGTGAAGTAAGAACTGAAGAGTTTGGAAAATATGATTTTGGAAAAGTAAGATCTCTTGAAGATTATGAAAAATTTTCAGGAATATCATTTAAACGAAGATCTGTTCAGCAATATACTTTAGATCATAAAGATCCGCCAAATCCAATTTTAGAAGGTGAAGCATATGAAAAATCATTTGTAAGTATGTTTAGGCATTGTATTGATGTTGGTTATAATCTAGTGCCTGAAAAAGATTATGAATTTTGGGTAGTTGCGTTCCATCGTGAAGGCGAGGGCGATACGACATTATATAGAAAAGACGCGGACAAAAATGAAATTGCAGGATTTTTTAATGATCCCGATCATTATTGTAAAATTTGGCGGCAATTTGAAACATCTATTAAACCATCATATTGGGTTGTGTGGCCATTTAGTACATCTAAAGGTTGGTGTGAAAGATTAACAGGAAACATATGATAGGCATATATAAAATAGTAAGTCCAAGAGATAAAATTTATATCGGGCAAAGTTGGGATATACATCAAAGAGAAATTCAGCACAAATGCACCGCTAGAAAAGGATATGTTTTTAGTAAATTATATAATTCTATAAGAAAATATGGATGGGAAAATCATAAATTTGAAATTATTTGTGAATTTTCAAATGACATTCCTCGGAATGTTCTAGATGAGAATGAAATCTTTTATTGGAAACAATATATTGATCAAGGATTTGAAATGTTAAATGTAAGGGAACCAGGTATAGGGGGTAAACATTCTGAAGAATCAAAAGAGAAATTAAGAAGGCCTAGAAGCGAAGAGGATAAATTAAAAATGAGAGGTATACCTAAAACGTTAGAACATAAACAAAAACTAAGCGAAGCATTAAAAGGAACTAAACTACCAGAAGAAGTTAAAGAAAAAATAAGTAAATCTTTAAAAGGTAGAATATTTTCTTCTGAACACCGAAGAAAAATAAGCGAAAAAAGTAAAGGAAATAAAGGCTGTTTAGGAATGAAACTTTGGCCAAATGGAAGATCTGAAGAAACGCGAAGGAAGTTGAGCGAAAAAAGTAAAGGAAATAAGAATTGTGTCGGGAGAATTTTATCGGAAGAAACTAAAGAAAAAATAAGACAGTCGCGTTTAGGAAAATTTTTATCAGAAGAAACGAAGGAAAAAATAAAACGATCAAAATTAATCAGAAAAAATGAAAAAAACAATAACTCATAATAAGGAAACAATACTTGTCCACACCCCCGCATATAGGGAACCAGAATTAGTACCAACAATTAAGAGCGCATTAGAAAATGCGGAATTTCC